TAAAGAAGCCACTGGCCACCGCCCAGATAGAGTCATCAATACCGCTGGCCTCGTCGAACACCAACATGACGCCCGCGAAGTTATGCACGCCCGCGTAGCTGTCTGGGTTCTCGGCCGACCACAGCCGCCCCTCGACGCCCCAGTAACGCGTGCCTAGCTTCAGATCCCGCTCGACTAATTCGGCAATCCACTTAGCCGGCAGCACACGGGTAGCGCTCACCTCAAACCAATGGCTGTTGAGTGACATGGATAGCCACTTAGTTATCTCGGCCCAGGTGACAGATCTGAGCTGGGCTTCGCTGTTGGCCGACACGATGGTCGTTGAGCCGATCCGGGTCGTCAGCATCCAGATCACGAGCCAACTGACTAGGGCCGACTTGCCGATACCGCGCCCGGAGCTGGTCGCCATGCGGAAGGTTTCGAAATCGACCTTACCGTTGTTTTCACGGATGTGGTCGCGCAGGTCCATCAGCACCTGCAACTGCCACTGACGCGGGCCTGTGAAGCCCTCCAGCGGCGTGCCGGCCTTACCCCATGGGAACGCCATCCTCACGAACGCGACCGGATCGTTCTTCACTTGCGCCGACCATAGCGTCGCCATCAGCTTCTGTTCTTCGTCGGCGCTATAAATAGGAACTTGCATCACTCAGCCTTTCCGCCGCCGATCATGTGGAGCGATGGATACATGCGCAGGATCTCTGGCAGGTGCCCGGCCCCCATGAAATACGCTCCGTCAGGCTGGGCCAATAAAAACTTATTACGCCAGCGTTCCGCGCTCTTAGCGAACTTATGCGGTTCTTTTCCTCCCCACATCTTGTTTTCGCCTTCAGACAGGAATGCCGTTACGTTGCGCTCAGTCGCCGGTTTCTTTGACTGATTGAGCATACCCATCTCAGATAAGAACTTAGTCAGCGTTTCATCGTCGAAGTCACGGTCGTTAAAATAGTTTACGTCGCTGTCAAGAATCGACTGAAAGATCGTCTTGCTGCTGTCCGTTACGCGCGCCGCCGTATGGTTTTCTTTGACGTTTGAGAACAGCACGAACAGGAACTCGACCGGGTAGCCTTTCACGGACTTGGCAAATTTGTCGTCCCATGACCCTTTGTAGGGCACGGCAAAATATTCTTTATCCGCTCCGTCGCCTTCATACCACGCCCCGTCAGCGCGAGCGATCAGGTTGATCTTGTCGATCAGATCCTTCGACAACGGCGGTTTGCGCCCATGCGGCATTCCCACGAATACTTTGTTCGGGTTCTGGAAGATCACCCCGTATGGCGCTTGCATCTAATATTTCTCCCTGGATCACGCGCTGCTGCGCCTCTTCTAGCGCCGCTATGATGGATATGCGCTGCTCGACCTGCACCTGCACCGACTGCGGGGCTGTCCACTTGTGGACATGCTTAAGGATGTCCAGCGCCGCTTTGGTGTCGCCTTCGCGCGCCGCCTTGTGCAGCACTTCGGACATCTCCGCCTCACCCTCAGCGCGCCCTTTAAGTTCAGCATACTCCGCGATGGGGTCGAACTGCACGAGCCTGCGGTATTCGGTCGGCGTCATGCCAGCGGCGTAGGCGAGCGTGTCGCCTTTCAGCCCTTTGCGCGCGGCTAAGTAGATGCGCTCCAGCACCGCCTCAGTCGCTTCGATTTTGCGCGGTTCGTAGGGAAGAGATTCAAACGTCATAAAGTCTTTTAGCATATAAAAAATAAAAATAAAAATTGTTCTTAATGCCTACGTATTTCTTAAAGGAGATCCCAAGGCCCAGCCCCCCGCCCTGTTTACATACCTGATACGTTATAACATTACGTTTACAATTATGAATGTATACTTAAAGCATTACATTAGTTGACAATCAATAGCCGTGCTTATGCTTTATGCAGTTTATGCAAGTCGCCAGCAAGTCGTGTTGAGCCTCCAGGCTTTATGCAGTTTATGCAGTTTATGCAGTTTATGCTATGTGGACAACATTGGCGCAGGGAAATTCCCGGTCGCCCTGTGATGACTGCGCGGGCGTGGGGCGAGGCGGTTTTAGGCGGTTTATGCAGTTTATACAGCCAAAAAAAATCGGTTGCAGATAAATATGTATGTATACAACTTAACATTTTCATAGGTTGTTATCTTTACTTTAGCATATATCGCCTAAGCGCCTTGTTCTCAATAGACTTTCTCCCGCCTAACGACCGCATAAACCGGCGCTAAACGCTATTCATTTTCCCGCCCCGTCAAAAATCTCTTGACGCAATCTCGAATTGTGCTAAGTTATCCACATTGACGCTAACCAAAAGGGGAAACGACATGGAAAAGAAAATTACCGCTCTGAAAACCGCCTATCGCGCTGGCAACCGCGACGCCCTAATCAAAGCCGCGCGCGCCGTCGTCGCGTATGATCGCAAGCATCCCTTCGCGATGCTAGTAGACAGTGAGCGGGCGGCGATCGTCCAGCTCGCGCGCAAGATCGCGCAAGCCTAATCTAACAGGCGACGCTTGCAGGAGCGCGGCCTTTATCGTAACATATCCACACTGTAAGAGGAGACGACAATGACTGACAATACCTACAATGGCTGGACAAACTACGCGACGTGGCGGGTTAATCTGGAAATGTTCGATGGTGCGACCGATGAATTGTTCGACCATTGCGACGACGTACCGGCGATGTTGAGGGAATACGCTGAGAACCTTATGGAAGAAACCGCCAACGGGCTGGCGCTAGACTACGCAATGGCGTTCCTTGCCGATGTTAACTGGCATGAAATCGCAAAGCATATAAAGGCAGACTAATCACAGGCGGCGCTTCACGGCGTCGCCTATTTTGTAACATATCAACATAGGAGCCTAAACAATGACAAGCATTAAAGAAGCAATGGACGCCCAATGGCGCAACCCCGGCGTTCATCATGCCGGCCATCTGGTCGCGTGGGAAGCTAACGCGCTATCGCATAGCCTGACTGGCCGGGCGGGAACGGCGCGCAGTCCGCAACCCGATAAAGAGACAAAGCGCCGTCGCGCCGGGCTGGCGATGTATAACGAAAAGTTGCGCCCGATTATTCTGGCCGAAGCAACCAAAACAAACGGCGTGTATCGGTGGCCGGCGCAACTCAAAGCCGAACCTGTCGCCAGCGTTCCGCGCAAGCGCGTTCCGAAAGCTAAACTAGAGCACGCCGCGCGGATCATCGCCAAAGTCCCGCCTGACGAGCTGACGACGTTCCTAGCCAAGTTTGGCTTGTCGCTGTCTCTAGCGGCGTCCATAGCGTCGCTGGGCAACGCGGAGATGATCGCGCGTCAATTCTTGAGGGCTACGTTATGAACGAGCCCCGACCAATCTGGCAGGCGCTTAAACATTTGCGCGACGCGCTAATAGAGGCGGAATGGGAAGGCGACGCCGGCTTAGCAGCCGGCATACGCCAGCAAATCACGCGGCTTGAAATGCTGCAATCATACGGGGAGACGCACGATGTTGAACATTGATATAGAGATACAGGCGCTAGAGGCGCTTTTAGATCACCTCTCCACAGTGGAGCGGTCACCCGTCTTAGACTTCGCGTTTAAGACGCTACAGGACGCGCACACGAACGCGTCTGAACAATACTGGACAACCATTTGGAGTGGCGAACAATGAATACCTTCACATATGATTTTGATGAATTGCAGCCATGGCCGGGCCTTGCCGTCTATTGTTACGGCAGCGCCGAGATCAGCTATGGCTGGGAAGGCCCAGACCGGGAGGTTGGCTATAGGGGCGGCCCGTACGACATAGAAGTGGAAAGCATCACGCTAGACGCCCCGCTAGACCGCCAGCACCCGCTCTATGCCCTAATCGTCGCACAGTTAGAGACAAGCGACCATGTCGCAGAGAAGTGCGTGGAAGATTATGAGGAAGAGTGACCTGATCGCCTTCGCCATCGGCGCAGCGCTGGCAATCCCCGCGCTCGCCCTATTCATAACGTATCTACTGGGAGGCCTATAATGAGCCGCATGAAGGATTATTTTGAGTTCTCGCAACTCTTACACTGGCTGTCTGACGAGGCGCTTAACATCCTGCTAGAGACAGAGCAGGACGATTACCGCGCAAAGATCATCCAGAACGAGCTGGAGGCGCGGGGTCATGCTACGGCTTGACCTTGACACCGAACCCGGCGGGGTCACAACCCGCTGGCGCACCGGGGAGGGGCTATCGCTGCACAGGCGCGATGGCTCCCTCATAATGAGGATCAACGCGCCATACGCCGACGAACGGGCTGTTATGACCGCCGCCCATGCGCTCAATTTTATGCTGCGAGGCAAACATGCAAAAGCAAGAGATGACGGAAGCAATTCAGGATCTGATAGAGGAAACAGCCCGGAATCATAACATCTCCACCGAGGCCCTAACCGGCCACAACCGCCGCAAAGGGGTCATCTGGCCACGGTTCGAGATCATGTGGCGCGCACGGCACGAGTTGAACGCGCCCTATCAACTAATCGGGCACGTGCTAGGCGGCCGCGACCACACGACCATCATGCACGGGATCAAACGCTATGAAAATCGGTGAAGCAATGGCAATCTTACTGGCGGTAATAATCGAAATAGTGTTGGGGCTAAAATGACGTTCGAGGAGCAATACGAGGCCATACAGGCCGTGATACCAGACCTGCCACGCGACGAGCCGGTCTATGAGGTGAACCCGCCCCTGTGGGCGTTTTGGCGGGCCGTGCGACCCATGGCGGAACCTAGTCCGGTGCTAACCGAACAGGAGATTGTGCGGCGGCTTGATCTGATGTATATGGGCCATGGCGTCTGCTAGACGCCCGTTTTCCTCCCTATGGTGACTGGCCGGCGCAAGCCGGCTTCTTTTTAGGTGCTGCCATGACCGAAGCGGAGTTCGAGCAGCGTCTAAAGGCGCTCCAGCAGGAAATCTCTGAGGCGTATCTGAAAGGCTATCAGGAGGCTCGCCAGCGCGCCCAATGGACTATTGCGGCGGCTGTCGACGAAAGCACCCGTCTACGGAACGCGCTCGAATGGGCGCTAGACGAGGTTCAGGACGAAAGCCGAAGAGTCCGTATCTTGGCCGCTATGCATCGACGCCCAAAAGAATAGACAATCCTATCCCCGCATAGTATAAGAACCTATGCGACCGACATCAGACCGACTCAACGAGCTATTTTCTTACGACGCGCAAACTGGACAATTGACGCGGCGCATAGGCAAACGCGCGGGAAAATTAACTGGCACGCCAAAAAAGGGTTATTCAAGCGTTTATGCAGACCGGCGCAGTTATCCGGCGCATTGTATTATATGGGCTATGCATTACGGCGTGTGGCCCGAACCGCAAATAGACCACATAAACCGCGACAAATCAGATAATCGGCTAGAAAATCTTAGATTGGCGACAAACAGCGAAAATTGCCAAAATCGCGGTAAACCGTTGGGCGTTTATTTTCACAAACGCAGCCAAAAATGGAACGCATACGTTTACAAAAAACGTAAAGCTATCAGCCTTGGCTATTTCGAGACAAAAGAACAGGCGCTAGCTGCCCGCGCAGCAGGCGTCGCTGTCCACTATACTCATGCCAATACAGAAAAATGAAGCCGTAGCAGATTACCAGATCACGAACGAGACTGACCATAGCCAAGACCCTCCAGCAACTCGCGGGCCGTCTCATGCGCTTGACATAGCGCCTCGACGATCTCCGGCGGACACTCATCATCCCCCGGAGTCGAGGCCCAGTCCAGATATAAATCAAGCTGATCTGTCAGATTAGCCAAGACGTTCAGGATATTAATTTTTAAGTGAGACGACATTATCCGTGTCCCTTCCCTCACCCGTGATCCGCGCCAGCTCACGCCGCACGTCCGACCGTGACCAGTCTTTCAGGGCCGGGCGAACAAAGCAATGCTTTTTAGAACGGTAGTCCGCTGAATAGCATAGCCCCTTGTCGATCCACCCGGCTTCTTTCAGTGCGTGAAATAGCGCCGGCTGCACAACTTTGAACGAACTGTTATTATTATGCGCGTCGTTCATATCTTTGATTATCTTGTGCCAAGGCCCGGCGATAACATCGACGTTGAACGGCGCATGGCCCGCTTCGATCTCGTGATAAACATAACCTTCGGCGTTGCTCATGCCGACATAGATCAGCTTCTGCTTGTAGTCGGTCATCGGCGGTATGCCCTGGGGGCTGAACCGCGACACATCCCGCGCCCGCAGCCAACCCGCGACCGCCTCGAAGCCGCCGGCGTTATACCAGCCCCAGATCCGCTTGGCTTCCTCCGGCGTCATCTTGGCGCTCTCAGACCAGACGCAAAACCAGCGCCGGTCGTCACTGTCCAGCGTGATCGGCATGTCCTCGTTCGTGAACGCCAGCATGAACAGACGATTGACCATCTTGTAGGGGTGCAAGCCCTTGCGGTTAATCGTCAGCATCTCCGGCGGGGCGGCAATAATCGGCTTGAGCTTGTTCGCCAGCGCGCGACGATCCTTCGCCTCTGGCTCTTTTAGTTCGTTAAGGACGACGATCTCAGCCTCAAGCTGATAACCCCACTGGCTTGACAGGCTCTCGTTGTCGATCAGCCCCTTGTTCTTCTCGTGCGGCCCGCAGACCGACCAGATGAAAGGAGCCCACATCGTATCCTTACCGCAGCCGCCCTTGCCGCCATGCAGGATAGCGTGGTTGATCTTGACGTTCGCGTGCTGGAGCTTGAACGCCATTACATTCCAGATATGCTCCAACTCCGCAGCGTCCGGCACAAGCCGCCGGCAATGATCGAGCCAGATCTGCGGATCGCCAGCCTCTTTGACCTCCGGCCTGGCGTCGCGCCAGACGTTGCCATAGACAAGGCCGTCTTTATGAACCATCCAGTCTTCGCCAGCGGCGTAGGTTAGGCCCTTAAGCGCATAGCCGCCCATCGCTTCGCGGTTTTCGTCATACCAGATAGACGCTTCAATACGGCGCGGTTTTTCGCCGGTTGATTTGCATTCAATGTGCCGGAACACAGCATTGAAGGCTTTGCGGCTGATCTCGCTGCATGTCTTTTTATCAAAGTAAGCGTCATCATCGACGATATAGGCGAAGCGTTCATGCCAGCCGGCGCGATCTTCGCGCCCAGCCTGCTTGCGCTCGACTTCGGCAATCCGCGCCGCCGCGTCGTCAGGGTATTCTTTTGTCGGCTTTAGTTCGCTAATCTTGCTGGTGTAGTCGGCAATGAGATCGTCTCGCAAGCCGGGGATGGTGCGCGGCCCACCTTGTTCCGATACCCAATCGCAAAAGAACTTGCTATCAAGACCGTCGCAATGAGCGTGATAGCAACAGAATGAACGATCCTGCGGCTTATATCGCGCCTCAATCTGTCCATCTGTATGACCTTCATGATTCGGGCAGACAACGCCGCACCAACCCTCTGCGTTTACGCCAGACGTAACAAGACCGTTTTCATTTAGCCATGCCAGCACCGTGTCGTTGCCGGTGTCTTTTACGCGAAACGTAATAGCCCTTGCTGTGCCGGCTTCCGCCGGCGTAACACCAAGCGCGTCGCATATTTCAGCTAACGTAAACTCACGCTCCGGGTGAAACTCTACTTGTCGGCAGACGAACGCATCGCGTCCCGGCTTGACATTAACCGAGCCTGGCAGGCGACAGTTACGCACGGCGTTAGTAGCACCAGGATCGGTATAGCCAGCTTCAGCAATAGCGGTGAGAGCTGCACAATGTTCCTCCACAGTCGGCTGCTCAGAGTAGGCATACCAATATTGATAGTTGCCGGGGCTCGTCTCGACGATGGCGGTCGGCTGCAACGGCGGGACTTCTGACTTCGTGCCAATGTCATCCAACATCATAAACAGAACATGCGTGCAGTTCGCCACAGAAGCGGACGGCTTGTCGCGCATCCGATCCATGATAAACGAGCCGGTGTTAAGAAACCAGCTCTCGCCTTCCTTGCGCTTGTGCTTCGGCAGATACGCCGGCCAAGTGTATTTAGGCGAGCCGTCTTTGTGCAGACGGCCTGTGTCGATCTGTTTAACGATCAGCGCCGTCTCGCCGGCTGGCGCAAGCGCCGTAAAGTAATCAAACAAATTCATTTGCCATAACGGCCCATGATGGCCGCCTCCACGTCTAACGGTAAACCTTCAGCCCATGCGGGCGGCGTCGTCATAACTTCTTCTAGGAGCGCCTTCGCCTCTTCGGGCCGATCAGACTCCAGCACAATCTCATCGTGAACATGCAACACAACGTCAGGCAGACGGCGAAGAGCCTCACGTAAAAGATCATGGGCGGTCGCTTGTGTGACGTTCTCGCAAGCCAACCCTCTCCAGAGCCGACCCCGAGGCCACTCTTTAGCATCCGCCGCAGGCTTCCAAGACGCCTTTGAATAGGTGATCGAACCATCTTCTTCGAACCGCGCATTAGGATAGCAAAGCACACGGCCAGAAGGCAGAGCATACCAAAGGTGCTGTTTGTCGGCCAAGTATTTTATTCGACCTGCCTCGAACACTTTACCCGGATTGCGCAGCGCACGAATGTAAGCAATTTCAAGATCAGACCAGAACGGAACGGACCACGGGTTAGCGCGACGCCATGCGTCCACCATACGTCGTGCCTCTTCTTCAGGAAGGCTCAACCCATAGACGCGGCCCATTGCGGCGAACGCGCCGATACCACCACCAAAACCGCACGCCAGCTCCTGCACCTTGCCGACCTGACGCTGCGACTTATCGACACTCTCATACGGCACGCGAAACGTAGCGGCGGCGTTGACAATGTAAGGGTCAAGCCGATTACGGAATGCCTGTAACTTATCCTCACCTCTGCCGGACAACCACGGATTTACGCGGCCTTCGATGGCGCTCCAGTCAGCGACGACGAACTGCTTGCCCTTTTCAGGTATCAGGGCGGGCCGTAGCATCCCACGCAGAACGTCGGTGACACGGGCTCCGTAATGAGGCACGATGGCATGGCCGCGAACCATTGCATGTCGCACGGCTTCCGGGTCGTCGGCGCACTTACGTGTAAAGTTGTGGACTTGCGCACCATACGAGGAAGCCCGTCCTGTGGCTGATCCGCCGGCAAAGACAAAAGCGCCTCGAACACGACCATCAGCACAAGCAAGGTTATCAAGGCGATTAAATTTAGCAACACTGCTCGCCCAAAGGTCATCGGCGCATTGTATGACTTCTCTGACATCGGGGGGCACCTCTTCAGGGTCGTCTATAGCCAGTAGGTTAGCACGAACAGTTTTGTCTATGGAGAATTTGTCGTCACGTTCCATAAGTTTACGCGCTTCTGGTCCGAGTCGTTCTTGAACCCAGAGCCGCATTTTGGGCGAACGGACTGAGATAATTTCACCGTTAGTGACGGTCTTAACCGTAGCTTCGATCTCTTGAAGTTCGTCAGCCGCATACTTGACCGCCGCGCGGCATAGACGCCGATCGACAAGAACGCCACGAAGATTGATGCGGGCATTAACATGATAATCCTCCAATTCCTCGGGGGTTAGCTCTCTTAAAGTTTGACTAACGGCGCGCATTGTTCTAACGTCTTGAAGCGCATACTCACCCAACTCTGGCAATAAGTCATCTTTATACGGCGGGATGCAGCACGCTCTTACCAGCGCCGCGCCCCGATGATCCTTGCGCATGTTTGTGCCGGCAAATCGCCCTACGTCTTCCAACGATCCTGGCGCGCAATTAGCGCGCGCTTGCGCCGCCGTGCAATACCAAGACTCAAGCGGCGGTAAGGGCGCGTCGTATTTAGGGCACACCACAAACCAAGTCAAAAGCCGGTCAAATTCCTCGTTGTGGCATCTGATCTGTTTCTTGGCTTCAAAATGATCCCGTATGCGCTGCGGCATAGGTTCGTAATGCCACCATAACTGAGCGCCCTCGTCGTTGAACGCATACGCCGCGCACAACATACTGGTAGTAGGGTGTTCGGCGTAGTTATACGCACCTCTTTCTGGCAATCCACATTCGCTTCGGCTTTCGTAGTCAAGCCACAGTATGTCAGACATGTTTCCAGTTCTTTCGCTGACGGATCAGACCTATGCAGGCTGTAGTGACATTCAGTTGACGCGCTAGCGCCGCTCCGGACTCCGGCGAAGCGCGTATGAAGCGAACAATATCTTCAGTAAGTTTAGCCGCGTGCTGACGCTCGCCTCTCACTTGCGTTCCATGACGTATAGCGTCGGCGGCGTTGTCAAAATAATCGCCATGGTAGAGATTTTCAACGACATTGTTCTGGCGGTCGCCATCTTTATGCAGCACCATTTGAGTGCTAGGCCCAAAGAACGCCGCTGCTACAAGCCGATGAATAGTTCGCTGTTTGTTGTAGCCTAATGATACAGCCAAATACCCGCCAGTTATGCGAGCCGGCTTCAACACCCGCGATTTAGACCTGACGCGGCCTATATTGCTAACTTGGTAAGCATCTTCAAATCCGACGACATCGCGCCAAATTTCAGTCATCACTTCCCCCTTCCATGCGATAGCCAAGATACTCTCCATTAGGTCCGTTGTAGACGGTCATGTTGCCGACCTTTGGGGCTGAGATCATGCCCTGCGGCGTGTAGTAAAAGTTCTCGTTAGGATAGCTTAGTTCTGTTGCGACCGCCCCGTTCGGGCCGCCCCAGACGCTGATCTCTTGAGCTGCTGCTGGTGATGCCAGTAGCGTGACTGCGAGTAGGATTCTAACCATGACACAAACACTCCCGATGCTAGGCCGAAGCCGTAAAAGAACAGATACAGCGACAGATCTTCAATCATTTTTTCTCTCCCAAAGCGGCGCGGGCGAAAATCGAATTTAATAAGTGCTGATTCAAACAATCCATCAAATGCTCTAGGTCAATATTAGTGTGCTCATTCCCGCTGCAATTATAAGCGCGGATTACAATTCTGCCTTTATAAAGCCAAACCTCTACAGGTCCGCCTTCGCCAAGTTCATTGACGGAATATAATTGAGAAATCTTTGTGTCAGTTGTCATAGCTTATTCTCCCCCAGATAAGCGGCGCGGGCGGCGCGGAGGTTTTCAACCGTTATTTTCATTGCCACGGGATGCTGCCAAATATCGCCGTCCATGTAGTCATCAGGCAGATTATCAGCGGCGTCAGCAAACGGCTTTAATGCTACCATAAGCCTCTCTATCGCTTCGGCTGCGTCGATAAATTCGTCACGTTTGCTGATAATGTGGTAGGCGCGCAGCTTCGCAACCAATTCTATAAGCCGGTCAGTCTCAGTCATTTTTCTTCTCCAAAGCGGCGCGGAGGTCGTCGTAGCAATACTTGGCCCAATCCAATTCTGTCCGCAGTTTCTTGTTTTCCGCTTTAAGTTCCTCGATGCGGGCGCGTAGCGCCAGCGTTTCATCAGCGCGGATTTCATGAACCGCTTGGTGTTCGGCCATCAAAGGCGGCCCGTTCCCAACCCCACTCATTCCTTGTCCCCCAGATAAGCGGCGCGGGCAGAACCCATCCACGGTTTAGAAATTGCCTTTTTCAGTTCTTCGTTCTCGGCTTCAAGTTCCGCGATGCGGGCTTTCAGCGCGTCAACATCAACCGCCAGACGATGCACGGCGAGCATTTTTTCCAACTCCGCAATCCGCCGCGCCTGCGCCTCTAATGCGGCGGCGGCGTCTTTGCAGTCATAGACAGTCGGCACGGGAGCGCGCAGCCGTTCGATTAGGTCGGTGTAGTCAGTCATGTGGTATCCTTTTCGCCACGCGGCCAAAGTCCGGCGGTATGTCCGTGCATTTCATCTTCGACGCCTTGCGGCGGATCTCGCAGAGCGCTGACGTGACCTGTTTAGGTGTCTTGCCTAACTGCTTTGCCACCTGCACATGGCTCAAGCCTTCTTTTATCAATCGGACAATCTCAGACTCGAAAAAAGAAAACCCGTCAGCCGACTTATTTTTATGCACGGCGATCTTACGCTCTAAAGGCTCCAGCGACGACGGGTCGGCTAAACCTTTCTTGTGCGCGTAAAGCACCGTCGTATGATCGCGCTTAACATATCTCCCAACGCCAGCATATGACGCATTCGGGATCTCTTCCATGCAGCGGAATATAAATTCCCGCCGCGCCTGCGAGATATGCTTTAGCTGCGATACTCCGAGGATCGACTTGTAAGGCACCTTATGCTTGAACGCGACCTCGCTCAGTATCTTCCGATAGGATGGGGGCAAACCGCTTGTCGCGCCGGGTATATATTCAGCGTTAACCGCAGCCTCTAGCACCACACGCTGTTGCGGTGTCAGTTCGGGCTCAGACTCCAGCACGCGCAGCGCCCGCGTTGCCACGCGAAGCCTATGCTTGCGCGCTTCTTTGGATTGTGATGGGGGTTTGCGTTTCGGGCCGTCATAACCCGCGTAGGGAAACAGATAAGTCATAGTTGGCTCCATGAAAAAGGGCGGCGCAGCCCTACTACGCCGCCCTCCTATTATCAGCCGCGGCGACGACGGCCGGTGTCACCAGTGGAGCCATCGACCGATTCGGCCGGCGCACCGTCGAGCGAAATCCATTCGATCACGTCAAACACCGGAGTGTAGACGCGGCCATAGGACTTGTGCGGATAATATTCCGAGCCGAGCTTCACGACGGCCACGGGCGCGTCCTGATTCTTCTCGACCTGATCGGCAACCTTCATGGCGAGCTGGTGCATAGCGCGCTTACCGCCAACGGACGTGACCGTGTAGCGGGCTTCCGTGCCAGCATCTTCACCATCGAGGCACTTGACGCTCATGCCGACCTGCGGCTCCCATCCACGCTTAGCGCCAGGAGGAGGCACATCCAGTTCGGGAAGCGGCTCCGTAATGGACACCATCTTCTCGCCAAGCACTTCGCCTTCACCCCACGCAATGGAACCGTGGACGAACGAGAACGGATTGACCGCCCAACGTCCATCTTTGTCGATTTCAGTCTGATCCGCACCGTAAACCCAATGGCCGGTCTTATCCATCTTAAGGATAGCCGAACCAACTGAAGCCTCAGTGTCGAGTTTACGCAGCGACTCAGCCAGAGACGCAGCGGTGGGGAGATTGGCGTTGCCGAATTTCACTAGATTAGACATTACTTTACCTTTCGCTGTTATCCGGCGCGATGATACGCACCGAATGCTTGTTGCGCCGCTTCACAGTATGCCGCGTGCGCTTGTTCCTGTGTTTCGTAAACACCGATATTTGTTAGACATTTATCAATGCGTATGCGCGCTTGAAATTTGTCGCCGTATCTCTTTACACCTTTAGGCATACCCGTTACGTGCTTGCGGCTGTTCGCCATGTTTTGCGCGCGCGTAGCTAGGCGAAGATTGACAATTCTATTGTCATCCTCAACACAATTTATATGGTCTACAAATTTCGTGGGCCATATCCCATACACGTATAGCCACGCTAATCTGTGAGCATAATACATTTTCCCGTCTAGTCTTATTTTTATATACCCTTTCTTATTTGGGCCGCCGGCGACATCGCCTAGACTAGCGCCGCCCCTGCGTGCAACACGCCAAGTGAATACGCCCGTTGCAGGGTCGTAATCTAATAGGCCGCGCAACGTTTGGGCGTCCATCATTTGGCCTCAAGTTTAGAGAAGGCCCGACGAATATCGGAACCTATTGTCAAAACAGCCGGACGCGGATCTGACTCCGGTGCGATTGTATGACCAGTTGACATGGAAACGGTAAAACCTTCCGGCATCGCAATATGACGCTTTTTAAGCGCCTTTTCGATTTGTGCCGGCGATTTTAATTCCATGAACTCCGTGAAACCCAATCCCATTTCATTAAAAGTCG